TGTGCACTACGCCCTGAAGGGCCTCGACAAGTCACCCTCGGTGGCTTGCGTCGGTATCACGTCGAACCTACCCGGTAAGCGTGCCGACCTGCTGATCCCGGATGACATCGAATCGAATAAGAACGGACTCTCCGCCACCCAACGAGCGCAGCTACTGCACTTGTCCCGAATTTTCGTCCATCTGCACGCACGGTGACATCCTGTACCTAGGTACGCCGCAGTCCAAGGATTCGATTTACAACACGCTGCAAGGACGGGGCTTCGAGATTCGCATTTGGCCGGGACGTTACCCGAGCTTCGTGACTGACGCCAAAACCGGCGAGGTTGTGGACGAGGCAGAGAAGTACGGCAACCGCCTAGCCCCGCTGATCGCGGAGCGCATGGCCGCTAACCCCGCGCTGCGCGCGGGCGGTGGCTTGGCTGGCACTCGCGGCCAGCCGACTGACCCAGCGCGGTACAGCGACGCTGAACTGATTGAGAAAGAGCTTGACAAAGGGCCGGAAGACTTCCAGCTTCAGTACATGCTCGACACGTCGCTCGTTGACGCAATGCGCCAGCAACTTCGCCTGTCCGACCTGATCGTGGCTAACTTCTCGCCCGAACTCCTGCCGGAGATTATCGGTTGGCAAGCTGCCGCGAAGTATGAGGTCGAGGTTGGCCCGGACTTCCCGGTGACGCTCGCGAAGATGTACTACGCCGCGCCCACGGACTCACACTTCGTGAAGCCGAAGGACGTGTTCATGTACATCGACCCTGCGGGTGGTGGCGCTGACGAAATCGGCTTCGGTGTCTCGTGCGCCCTCGGCCCGTACGTCCACGTCCTCGACGTGGGCGGCCTGAAGGGTGGCCTCACCGATGCGAACGCCGCAGAACTCTGCGACGTGATTCGCCGGAACAAGGTCGAGCGCATCAAGGTCGAATCCAACATGGGTCACGGCCTGTTCGAGATTAACCTCCGGGCCATCTTGAACACGACGGACGATCTGAAGCACCTGAGCGCCTATGTGACTGGCGAGTACAGCACCGGGCAGAAGGAGAAGCGCATCATTGACTCGCTCGTGTCGCCCATGCAGCGGCATCGGGTGGTCGTACACCAGCGGGTGTTCGAGTCAGATCGGAAGTACGCAAAGCAGCACAGCAACGACGCCCGCACCGGGTTCTCGCTGTGGTACCAGCTTGCGAACATCACGACCGACCGTGGCTCGCTCCCGCACGATGACCGACTTGAAGCGATGGCTGGCGCTGTCCGAGAGTTCAAGCACGTTCTGGATCAGGACGCACACAAAGCCGCTGAGAAGCGGCAGGAGGCACTTCATCAAGAGTTCCTGAGTGACCCGATGGGTTACGGGAACGCATCCAGTAAATACGGTAGCGGTACGCGCCGTGTAATCGACCGTCGAGCGCGGCGGTAGGAAAGGAGAATCATGGAAAAGCATTCGAGCATTTGGGCGTACCTGACTTCGTTCGGCACCGCCATCTTTGGCGGTCTGACTTTGCAGGATGTCGCCCTGTGGGTCGGTATCATCACGGCCATCGGCACATTCGTGGTGAACTGGTACTACAAGGAACGCGAAGACGAACGTGCGGAGCGTCGGCATGGCGGGCATTAAAAGTCGCGTGGTGGCGGTGGTTGGGGCAGGTGTGCTGGCGGTTGCCAGTACCCTGCTCCCCAGCCAATCTGGCCTCGACGCAATCAAGAAGCATGAGGGCGTGCGCCACGGCGCATACCTCGACGCGGTGGGCGTCCCCACCATCTGCTACGGGAGCACCAGCAAGGTGTTCCTAGGTAAACGCGCTACCTCCGCAGAGTGCGAGGAACGGCTGCTGGAGGACGCAACGTATGCAGGCCGTGGGGTAGCCCAAGGCGTCAAGGTGAAGCTCACACAGGGCCAGTACGACGCCTTGGTGAGCTTCGTGTTCAACGTGGGCGAGACTCAGTTCTATCGCAGCACGCTGCTCCGCAAGATCAACGCGGGCGACTGCTGGGGCGCTGGCGCTGAGTTCGACCGCTGGGTGTACGCCAAGGGGAAGCGCCTCAAGGGGCTGGTTTCCCGGCGTGCAGACGAACGTAAACGATGGGGGGAAGGGTGTACCCTATGGCAGTGACAACGAAGGCCCTGTGGGCCGTTCTGGTGGCCCTAGCCCTGATCCTCGCTGGAAGCCTCGTATGGGGCTTTTACCAGCGGGGTGAGGCAAGGGTACTGGCGCAGGAAAATAACGCGCTGGAGGCCGATCTGGCGGCCCTGCACCGCACCGTGGAGGTGTACGAAGCCGAGGCCCGCAAGCGCGTCCAGACGGACAGCAAGCAGGCCACGGCACGCGCCAAGCAGGCGCAGGCTGTCCGGGCCACCCGTGACGAACTAGAGAAGGAGGAAGCCGATGCGCAAGAGCCTCGCCCTGCTGCTAGCCCTGACCAGCTTGACCGGCTGCGCAGGCTTGCAGAAGCCGGTAACGCCGGTATTCGTGCCGCCCGCGAGTTGCCTTGAGCACGCGGCGGAAATCCCGAACCCGAGGCAAGATTTGATCGAGTACATTGGAGACTTGATCGTACTGTACAGCGATAGTGCGGTTCTGCGCGAGCAGTGCCGCGCTGCGCTACTTGAGGAGACTTCTAGCTAAGGCTGCGGAGTCCGTGCTGTTGCGAATGGCCTGTGTGCGAGTTCTATGTGCACCTAAATTTGGTGCGCCCATGCGAGGCACCCTCCGACCCGACGCGCTGCCCGCTTCCCCCCGTGGGGGGGGGG